CCAACACATCGTACACCAACTGGGAAGCTGCTAATGCCACATCTATAGGCATAGACACGTCGTAACCTGAATAATCTCCCTCTATAATGTTGTCAGATACTCTACTAAGAGACTCATACAATGATTCTGATTCCTTATGCACGTTTTTCCCAATGGCTGCACCAAAAACCCCACTATGTTCTACCATCAACGTGTAGAAACTCGAGAGGTATGCACGGCTTATGAGATAACTTATAAAAGGATTCGGGTAAAACAGACGAGTAGCTGCTTTTGCGACTTTTTCACTGTCTCTCGGTTCATCTTTGAGACACGCTTTGTATCTCTCATTGGCCATAACTTGCAGGTTAATGTAATTGTCTACCGCTTGCGTGTATTCCTGCAAACTTTTTGGCTCAATTCCGCGCATAATATCTGGATCATCACTCCCTGTTAATGGCAGATATCGCGCCTTGTTCCCTGGTTTACTTCCAGCAGCAGTGTTCGTTTTAACACGTCTCAAATAATCGTCCTCTGAATAACCATTTATTGCACTAGAAAGAATTAGTGGCCGAAGATCGGAGACTCCTTTTTCTTCTAACGAACGAATCACATGTGAAGTAATAGATTTCATAACTTTGCCCAATAATGTATAATTCAGATTTGGGGAATCAGTATCTATTTTCCTCAGTGCAACATTGAATGGACTCATCCATTCTCCGTTTCGACGCCCGGGTTCCATAACAGGTCTCACATAATCAATCATTGGGACGAAATCAAACTCCTCCCACAACAACTCTGTAAAAGCATCATATATCGGAATTTTCTCCATTTTACTCTTATTCTTAACGCACACTTTCTCTTCTGTCCGGCCCAAATACTCTATATGTGTAAAGGACTCATGTTTGAAAGGACTATGTGCCGTAGGAACTTGTAAAGGAGCCTCTTCCGCAAGAGAAATAGATTTCATAACGGGAACAGAGATGCTATCCATAGCTTGCTGGATCGCCTCCCTACTCAATGGACACGCTATAGAAACCTCTTCTCCATCATATCCTCCGGTGTGCATACCGATCACTCCATACTTGCCTGACGTGGTCTCGCCTATAACGGGCATACCACACTTTCCTACAAAATGGCTGCCTGTATACATGTAATAAGAACCTAATTCGGAATATTCACCTTCCAACTCAACCTTGGAAATCTTCATCTCTTCATCTCCAGCATACCCAATGGTATGAGTGGGGGAACGAGAAGCCAAATGCATCGAGATATCTTTAAATGTAACTTTAGGTAGATACAACAATGTTTGATCCAATCCACAAAGGGCCTTCATAGAAGGCTGGACTTGGATGTCTA